CGATTACACTTCGGCGGCGGACGCTGCGGCTACTCAGGCCACGCTCGGCTTTGCCGGCGCCAACGGCTCGCTGTTCGCGCTCGGCGATGTCGGGCTTTTGTCGGCTGGTCCGACCAATATGACGCGCGCCGTGGCCGGCGGTTCGCCCGGCACCACGGCGACCGTGGCGGCCGGCGTCGCGACTATCGGCGCCTCGACCACCTGGACCCGGTATTCGGTCTACGCGCCGATTCCGGTCAACATTCCGACCACTACCACGCCGGTCACTTCGGTGTCGGTGTCGATTTGCTGGACGCCCACCGCTACCACGGCCGTGGCGACCGACTACATTGAACTCAACGGCATGCAGCTTGAGGCCAAGCCGTCGGTCGTCACGCCTTCGATGCCGGCTGGCGTGATTTCGCCGACCAATTTCGATCGCAGGCCAGCTGCCGTCGAGCAGGTTTACCAGCAGTATTACTGGTATTTTAATTACGAGAATCAGTCGGCGATTACGACGGTGGCGACTTGCGAGAATACAGCTACCACCGTAGCTAACTGTCTGATTCCTTTCCCGGTCTCGATGCGTCTGGCCCCTGTTGTCAAGTACACGGCTGGGTTCCAGGCGTTCGCCCAAGTCGCTGAAACCAGCGTCAGTGCTTGTTCGGCCTTGGCAGCGTCGGCGTCTTATGCGACCGTGCCTTCCACTACTGGCGTTTTTGCGGCTTGTACGGCGGCGGTTGGTGCAGCGGGCACGGCGAATGAATTGACGACGCTTGGAACGTCGTCCGCTACTGGCATCATATCGGCGAGTGCTGAGCCGTAGGGCGCTTCCCAGGCGTCTTATTGGTCAGAGGCCCGCTGCCATCTTCCTACCGGCATTCCGCAATGGCAGCGGGCCCCAATTTTTAGGGAGTTTCAAATGCCCAATCGCCGGCCGGTGAGACCGACGTGCGCAAACTGGCGGGGTCGAAATGACACGCATGGATAAGTTCCTGATCGGTGCGACCGTGGCCAGCGCCATCGCCCTGGTGTTGTTGTTCAGCGTGCTGGCACACGCTCAAGCGCCCGTGGTGACGCAGCCTTATACTGGAATTACGACTCAGAATGGGTCGTCCACCATCGGCACTGGGGGTTCAACGTTTCAATCAGTGTTCGCGGCGTCTGGTGCGCAGGCCAATCCGGCGACGCTTAAACTACGCGCTGCCTGTACGCTGCAGAACAATGGCACCCATAATATGCAGGTGTTCTTTGGGCCGCTCGCCAGCGCCACTACTACCAATTCGGTGGTGTTGACGGCTGGTCAATCAGTGTCTTGCAACGTCGGCGGGGTGACGCTACAAGATCAGGTTTCGATTACGGGGACGGCAGGGGACGCGTTCTACGCGGCGCAGCAATGAAGAACTTGGTACATTTGTCATTGCTTGGGCCGCTCGCGCTGCTGGCGTTCATTAGTTTACTGTCGGCGCAGACGATTGGCCCCCCGACAGGGGGCGGCTCGCCGAGCGGCTCGGCGGGCGGCGGTCTTGCTGGTACTTACCCCAACCCCACTGTAGCCACTAACGCTAACTTGACAGGCGACGTCACTAGCGTCGGTAATGCCACCACTTATAATAATGTTGTCCCCGCCGCAAAGGGAGGTGCTGGAACCATTACAGGCGCATTAAGGGGCAGTGGCGCAGGCGTTGTCACGCAAGCCGCATGTGCTGACCTCTCAAATTCGGCTCCTTCTTGTGCTACTGACGCCACCAATGCCTCGAACATTGGTTCTGGCACGCTCGCAGTTACTCGCGGTGGCGTCGACCAGACCGCATGGAGCACTTATACGCCGACGGCTACCTGTGGGACGGGAACGATCACGACTAGCACGATCACCGGGAGGAATAAATTACTTACAGCTAAAACAATGATCGTGCAGATAAACCTAATTATTGCTACACTAGGTACTTGCACTGGAAATGTTACGCTTTCTTTGCCGGCTGGAGGTGCTGTAAATACTACAGGAGGAAATTATATAGGTGCTGCGGTTGATGGAAATTCTTTAGCGTCTACAGGATATGTTCCAGTGTTAGCGCAAACAAGCGGAATATTGTTAGTTTTTTCTGTCGCTCCATTAGCTAATACATATATTATCACGGTGACGTACGAAACGACATGAACCTGCAGGAACTGAAAGAGCGACAGGCGCAGCGCGCCGCGAGGCCCAAGGTCCAGTTTCCGGCTAAGGCACAGTTCTTATTTCAGCCTGCTCCCTATAAGATCATGCACGGCGGCCGGGGCTCGTCAAAGTCGTGGGATTTCGTGCGGGCGCTGCTGGCCATCGGGTCGACCGTCAAGCTGTTCATCCTATGCACCCGCGAGGTCCAGAACTCGATCGACGAGTCGGTCTATAAGCTGATCGTGGACCAGATTACGGCGATGGGGCTTGAAGGCTTTTACATTCCATACGACACTGAGATCGTGGGCAAGAACGGCACCCGCATCGTGTTCGCGGGGCTAAAGAACCAGTTCCGCAAGATCAAGTCGTACGAGGCGGTCGACATTTGTGCGGTGTTCGAGGCCAACAACATCGCCGACCCGGTGTGGGAGACGTTGGAGCCGACCATCCGGCGCGACCCGCCATTCGGGCCGTTCGGCCAGGGCTCCGAGATCTGGATCGAGTTCAACCCGGAACTTGCGACCGACGCCACTTATAAGCGCTACGTGCTCGATCCGCCGCCTGGCGCGGTCGTGGTCGAGATGAATTACGACGACAATCCGTGGTTTCCGGAAATCCTCAGGCGCCAGATGGAGCGCATGAAGGAGAAGGACTATGATAACTACCTGACAGTCTGGGGCGGCAAGACTCGCAAGACGTTGGCCGGGGCGGTCTATGCCAAGGAATTACAGGCGGCAATCACGGACGACCCGCCTCGGATTTCCCCACACATCCGACACGACCCCAAGCGCGGCGTCATCGTTATCTTTGACCTGGGGCGAGCCGATACGTGCGCATTGTGGTTCTTGCAGCAGATTGGAATGGACCACGCCGTCATCGACTATTACGGCAACACCGGCTTTGATTTCACGCATTATATCGAGGAAATCCGTCTCAAGAAGTACCGGATCGTGAAGGTGATATTGCCACATGACGCAAGACACAAGGTCATCAGCGCGCGGTTCTCAGTGCTACAGCAAGCTCGCGACGAGTGGGGTGACGAGCGCGTGCCCCGCCCATTGCCCCCGACACCGGCTTCAACCCGGATCAATGCTCTTCGATCATTATTTCCCAGGCTGTACTTTGCTGAGGGACCAACTCAGGCAGGAGTACAGGGTCTTACCCACTATCGGTTTGGGGTGACCGACAAGGGCCAACGCACTGCTGATCCGTTACATGACTGGGCATCGCACCCGGCCAATTCGCTCGAACATTACGCCTTGTCATTACAACCCGGAATCTATGAGCGCGACGAGGAAGAGAGCGAAGGGGACTTCGGTGGGGGCTCGGGCGAGACTTACCAGGAGCAAGTAACGGGGTGGATGCGATGATCAGTAGAGCTGAAGCTAGGGCTCAAGGTCTGACAAGATACTGCACGGGGAAGCCTTGCACGCATGGGCATATCAGTGAAAGATTGGTGTGCAACGGTGAATGCATAGGGTGCAATAGAGCTAGAGCGCATACTAAAGAGGGGCGTCATTCCGGAAAAAGACGAGCTTCAAAATGGCAGACTTCGGAGAAAGGGTTGGCTTCTAGGCAGAAATGGCATGCTGCTAATTCCGATTTAATAAATAGACGCAAGAGGAAGCAATACGAGTCAAACCCTGAGCCTAGCCGTGCACGGTCTAGAAATTGGCAACACATTAACCCTGACGCGGCCAAAGCCAAGAAACACGCTCGTCGCGCTCGTAAGAATGGGGCGGAAGGCAGTTACACCAGATTCGATTTACATTCTATACTAGAATTACAAGGTTTATCTTGTGCCGCTGCGCACTGTGGTGTGTCGTTTCTAGTAGCAGACCCTACTATTGATCACATCGTCCCCTTATCGCGTGGTGGCTCTAACTGGCCAGATAATATCCAATTGTTGTGCTTGCCTTGCAATGATAGTAAGGGAGTTAAGACAATGGAAGAATGGGTGCAATGAATTGGCATTAAGACGCGTCACACGCAACTCTGATGGTGACGATCGCAAGGTCCGACCGACCTTTACCGGCGTCGAGCGCTCGTCGATGCTCAAGCAGATGGAAGGCGCGGTCGGTACAGGCGACATGCCGGAAGCCGACGTCGAGATCCTGCTCGAAGCCTACGAGCGCTTTGCCTATTGCTCGGAATGGGAAGAGAACTTCCGCGACCAGTACGTCCAGGACGTCAAGTTTGCCAACGCTGACCCGGACAACGGCTGGCAGTGGCCGGACGACTTGCGCCGCGACCGAATGCTGAACCGGCGCCCTGCCCTCACCATCAACAAGGTTCAGAACCACGTCAACCTGGTCGTCAACGACGGCAAGCAGAACAAGGCAGCCATTAAGATTAGCCCGACCGGCAAGGAAAGTTCGTTCAAGGCGGCCAAGGGCATCGAAGGCGTGATCCGCAACATCGAATACCAGTCCAATGCTCAGACCATCTATGACGACTGCTTGCAATCGTCGGTCGAGGGCGGCATCGGGTATGGCCGGGTGGTGACGATGTACCCGGACCCCCGGTCGTTCAGCCAGGAGCTTCGCATCGTTCCGGTTCAGGACCACCTGGGCGTCTATATCGACCCTGACATCAAGCAGAAGAACGGTTCGGACGCCAAGTTTGGCTTCGTGTTCGAGGACTTGACCCGCGACGAGTATGAGCGCCAGATGGACGAAGAGGCGCCGATCGGTTCGGCGCCGTTTTCGCTGGGCCTGAGCACCGATTGGGTGCGAGCTAATCACATCCGGGTCGCCGAGTATTATCGCATCAATTACAAGCAGGACGAACTGATCTACTATCGCCATGGCAACGAGGAATCTATATTCCTGCGCTCCGAAGTGCCGCGCTCGATGAAGCAGCGACTGCGAATGCACGAGAGCATGCACAAGAAGGGTATGCTGCCGGGCGACGTCGAGATCAAGACCCGGCCAACTGAAATCAAGACCCTGCAATGGTACAAGATAGCGGCGCACGGCATCAAGGACCGCGAGGAATACCAGACTCAGTACGTCCCCATATTCAGGTTCGTCGGCCGCGAACGCATCATCAACCAGAAGCTCGAGCGCAAGGGCCTGGTGCGCGGCATGAAGGATGCGCAGAGGATGTATAATTACAATTCCAGCGCGGAGGCCGAGGCTGCTGCACTCGCCACCAAGACCAATTGGCTGGTGGCGCTGGAGTCCATCGCCGGCAACACGCAAATTTGGGATCGCGCCAATGTGGACAACAAGCCTTACTTGCCGTGGCGGCACAAGGACCGTGATGGCGATCCAATTCCTCCGCCTCAACGTATTGATCCGGCTCGTCAGGCCGAGGCTTACCTTGCAGGTATGGAGATCGCCGCGCGCGAGCTTGAAATGGCGTCGGGCCAGGGACCTGCACAATTTGGCAAGCCTACCCAGGAACGCTCAGGCAAGGCGATAGGCGAGACTCAGCGCCAGGGTGAAATCCTGACGTTCGACTTCATTGATAATGCGTCGCTGGGGGTCCAGTACGTCGGCATGATTCTGCTCGACTGGATTCCGCACTGCTACAAGACCAAGCAGGTTATTCAGATTCTGGATGAGGACGGCACTGAGCGGCTGATCACGATCGACCCGCAGGCCAAGTCGCCCTACGAAGAGCAGAAGCTTAAGGACGAGATTCAGGCCATCCTAAATCCCAACATCGGCAAGTATAAGGTCCAGGCCCAGGCCGGCCCTGCTTACGCGACCCAGCGCCAGGAGGCTTGGAACGCGTTCGTGCAGATCGTGACCGGGGCGCCGGACCTGATCAACGAAATCGGCGACCTGATGTTCCTGGCGGCGGACTTCCCGATGGCAGACCTGATCGCCGAGCGGATGCGCCGCAAGATCAAGCAATTGTCGCCGTGGCTGCTCGACGACAATGCCCAGAACCCGATGGTTCAGCAACTGCAGCAACAAATTCAGCAGGCCTCACAGCAGATTGCGGAACTGCTGCAGCAGCTTGGCGAGAAGGACCGCAAGCTGAAGGACCAGACCCGTGACATCAACATCAAGCGGGCTGATGTGGTCGACAAGTTCCGCAAGACCGACATCGCCGGCTATAGCGCGCACACACAAAGGCTCGCTGCGATCGCCAATACCGAATCGGATCTCGCCGCTGCTGGCCAGACCGGCGAGTTCACTAAGCTGATCCAGCAGATCGTAAAGGAGACGCTGAAGGAGCCGGAACTAGACGAGCACGTGTCAGCGTCTGCGGACTTGTCGCGCCAGAGCGCAGCGGAGGCGGATTTTAGCACGCCACGGCTGGCGCCGGACGGCAATCACTACATTCGCAAGGGGGGCCAGCACTACAAGGTCGACACTAAGGCGCTGCTTGCTACGCCAAAGCAAAGCGCAGGTGGGCTAAATGGAGCGGGTAATGGCCAACCCGCTTGACTTGCTGACCGACCCGCCGCAGGACGCTCCCGTCGAGCGGCTCTACGTGTCGCCATACAAGCCGGACGACGTGCCTGTGCCCGACGTGGTGCCGACCAACAATAGCCTGACGCAGCGCCTGTCGCCTTCCATCGTTGCGGCGCCTGACCAGGGCACGCCTGACCTGTCGACCATGCTGTCCAACTTGCGCGACCATCTGCTCGGCACCAATGACAAGCCGCG